TTTGCTGTTGTGAAACTTGCCGAAAGGAAAAGGTTTCAGTATAACAAGAAGCATGGAATTTCACAAAAGGAGAGTCCTTGGACTTGCAAATTGTGCGGTTGTTTACATTATAAGATGGCACATAATTGTGCTAATTGCCAGAAAGTTTTTGAGCCTGCTAAAACTCGTGAAGATGTTAGAGAATTTGCCAAACAGCAAGTGAAAGCCCTTTACGATGATAAGAATGCTTTGCCTTTGGTGGTGAAGCGTATTATTGAAGATAAGCTTAAAAAGTTTACCACTCACAAAGAAATTTGTGTCATGGTTGGAAATGCCCTGGAAGCTGGCAAGATAAACGTTTACAATTTGAAAGAGATTTCTGATGTAGTCAAAAATAGTGTATGGCACAGTGAGAATGGAGTATGGTCGGTTAGATTTTCTAATGAAATCGCCCCAGATAAGACGCCTGTCCCGATTGAAAAGAAGACTTTTCAATATTACGCTCAGGGAGCAAGTAAAACTGCTGCCCAGAGTGGCTGGACAGGTCGTTGTAGTGGGTCTAACATTGAAAATGGATCGGTTAGTGTACCAAATCACGACCATAACCAAGATCGTATAACTGCTTTGCATGATTGTGAGATTCTAGCTAAACCTTTGTCTAGTTTGAATGCTCTAGAAGTTTATGCAGAGAAGAAGGTTGTAGTTGATGGTGGCCAAGAAGGTCCTATTTTTGTCACAAGAAAGACTGATAGTTATATACCGATAGATTTCAAAATTGTTAAATCTCCCACCAACCACACTATGGGTGTAGACAGCAAACGGAATGTTGTTGAAAGTCATCCTCCCATAATCAAAATTCCCGTTCCGCCATTGGAAGATATGAGCGATGTAAACTTATTTAAGGAAACTAAAGTTCCTGTAAAGCCTAAAGATGAAAAGGAATTGCGCCAAGCGCTCACGTTCAATAACGAAGAGGAAGTGCTTCAAGTGCTTAGCCGATTATTTAAAGAATATGTGGCTGAAACGCTAGAGCCAAAACCTCAAACGAGTTCAGGCAGTGTTCCAATTTCAAATAGGAGAGCCAGGCAAAAAGCAAATAAAAAGGCTAGGAAAGCCCAAGTTGCAGCTTACAAAGCTCAACCTGAAGTCGCGAAAGTGGCTAAGGAAACCCTAGTTGCATTTGCCCCTGCCAAAACTCAGGATCCTTTAAACTCCAAAGCCCCAGCACAGACTGGGGCTTCTGCTATAACTGGACCGAGCCAGAACCTTTCTCAGGAAAGTCAGTCATCCTCGGTAGATCAACCTGTAAGTTCCACCCTTGTGGAAAAGACAAAACCAGTGAAAAGTGGGAAACCCTCTGCAAAATCAAGCCAGAGTACCGCAAGTACGAATGGCCTGATAGATCAGCAGAAGCAGAAAAAGTAAGTTTTAAAATACAATGCGATGCGCGCATCCCTGAATGTAGGGTGCCCACCGCTTCCGAATTGGAAGAGTCTGACAAACGACTTTTGCCAAAATACATTCAACATATATTACCAAGTTTTTGGAATTGTTATGATAGATCCTTATTTTCTAAGCATATCGATGAATTGAAAACCCAAGTTAAAGCTGACGCGAGTCCTGGAGTACCCTTGTGTAGGGTTGCTCTCAGAAATGACCAGCTGTTTAATTATCTGGGCGAGCGATTTAACGAGATGGTGCTCAATAGACTTGAATTGTTAATTAGCACTGGTTTAGATACTATTGGAGCTATGACGAGAAGAGAATGCATTGAGCGTGGTTTTATGGATCCTGTGAGGGTTTTCGTTAAGAATGAACCTCATAAGCTGGAGAAGATTGTTTCCGGCAAAATTAGATTGATTATGTCAGTTTCTATAGTAGACAAGATGATTGAGATGCTGTTATCCAAATTTTCTTGTAAGAACAATATAGCGAACTGGAAAAAGATCCCTTCTAAACCTGGCATTGGTTTTGATTCAGATGATAATTATCATATGGTCGACAATATGCACAAGATTTTAGCTACTACACGTATGTGTGGTAGTGATGTTAAGGGATTTGATTTTTCGGTTCGCAGTTGGCAACTTAGAGATTGCGCAGAAATGTCTATTAAGCTTACAAAGTCTCGAGGAAAAGTTGATGGAACTGCGATGTGGGCACACGTAATGAGAGCGAAAGCTTTGTTGCAGTGTAAGCCTGTGTTTCAGTTTTCTGATGGATTACTTGTTGCCCCGACTTATGAGGGCATTGTTTGCTCTGGATGCTATAGAACTAGTGATGGAAATTCCATAATGAGGGTCAGATTGGCAGATCTGCTTGGTGCAGAAGAAGCCATGGCTGCTGGAGACGATTGTCTAGAACAAGAAATAGATGATGCGTTTGGAAAATACCTGGAATACGGGTATAGATTAAAAGCGTATGATTCTATTAACGACTCAGGCGGCTCTGATGGATTAGGAAGGACCTTTGAATTTTGCAGTCATGAATATTCTTTAGACACATATATGGCTAAACCCATAAACGTGGAGAAGATGGTCATGAATTTGTTGCACCAGTCACCCAAGAGTTTTCTTGAGTACAAAATGTATATGGTTGGCTTCCTGGATGAAGTCAAAACCCATCCGCATTGTGTAACAATTTTGCAAGATTTGATTGATGTAGGGTTTTATGAGGTGGAGGGGCCTCATTATTCAGTCGTAAATGACTAGAAAGAAAAACAATTCCTCGAAAACTACTGCGCCTGTTCGGACAGCGCAGAATACAAATAAACGTCCGAAGCGAAAATCGCGTAAGTCGATGATGAACTCTTATGAGCTTGGTTACAGAAGTGTAAATGGACGTAACCCCCTGGCTCAACCTCCTGGAGTTTCAAATGGTCGAATTTCTCGCGTCCAACCATTTCGAATGGCGAAAATGGCTTCAGCAATGTCGCGCATTACTCCTGACGGAATGTCTTTTCTTAAGTGCGCTTTTGCTCCTCCTGACTTTTCTGGGTCAGACGTAAAAGGTGTGCCTGATACGTTTCAGGGCAAGAGTTTGATTAAGAAACACCGTCTCATCAGCAGCCTTTCTATAGCGGCTAATAGAGACACTTATTTACTATTACTCCCCATACCAGGCTACTCGTATTTTCAAATACAGCAGCCGGCTGGAGTCCCCATTGATTTGGCCGCAATTTTTACTGGCGTCACTTATTCAGATTTTAACAATTTGTTTAATCCAGGAGGCATTGCTGGAGATTCCACGGCAGATGTGGTTACTAAGTTTCGTTTTGTATCCAATCATTTCGAACTTATTCCTACTACTAATGCAATGAGCTGGAGTGGTAATATTCAGTGTTTTAAATTTCCGCTTTCTGGGGTTGTTAGACCGAGTTTAACTACTGCTGCTACTAACCTTTTATCGGTTACTGGCCTTCAAGCACTTAATGCGACTAATGCTGATCAGTATACTGGCCCTTTTAATTTAGGAGTCTATACTGGTTGCTATAATACTGGAAACGGTTTTATTTTTAATCCAATTGCCGAGAAGGCTGTTAGCGTTCCCTCACTCATTTCACCAGGTGATTTTGGGCAACTTCTTTGTGGAGGTGGTTACACTGGAGTGGACGCAAATTTTGATTCCGTTTGCATCAAGATATCGGGTGTAGGTGCTACTGCCACTAATACTTGTATTTTAAAGACTTGGGCTTGTGTTGAGTATCTTGCTCAGCCTGGTTCTTCAGTCTATGAATACCAGAGCTTTTCCTGCGTTGACCCTGTCGCTATGGAAATCTATCGCGCTATTATTAAAGAACTGCCCATTGGAGTGTCGTTTTTAGATAACGAAGGCTTTTGGGCTCGAGTTCTAAATATAATTAAGCGCGTTAGTGGCGTCGCATCTGCTTTGCCTGGTGCTTATGGAGCTATTGCTGGTGGAGTCAATATGACCTCCACAGCTCTTGAGTCATTAATGATTTAAGCAATTTTCGTTGTTCAAGGTAAGAACTAAAAATGCTAGGAAGGAAAACCGTTTAAACCCACCGAATTTGTTTACTTGAAATGACAAGCAATGCTTGCGTCACATTAAGAGAACATTTTTGGTCAGACTTTTGAGGGAAGTATAAACCTTTATCAAGGAAAAGAGTAAACCCTTTGTTGTGACTACAGCTTAGC